AAAAAAGAAGAGCGTAAAGACCGCGCGCTCGCTGTTTCCATCCGCCTTGAGGCGCTGGCTATCCATATCACCAAAGAGGGTATGAGCGGCACCGAAGCTGCCGAACTGCTGCGTCGTGAAGCAACCCGCTTTGAGAATGAATCACAGGAGCTGCACTAATGGCCGACGCAATGGATTTAGCACAACAGCGCGAGCAGGAAGACCGCGAGCGCCACATCAGCAACGCGCGCAGCCGTATCGCTGCGCCTTCCCGTTTTCTTTGCGAAGAATGTGACGCACCAATCCCGGAAGCTCGCCGCGCTGCGATTCCGGGCGTGGCTTGTTGCGTGACCTGCCAGCAAATCGCCGAACTTAAATTAAAACACTATCGGGGTGCGATATGACTACCAGACCACTAAGCCAACTCAAGAAAGCGGCGCGTATTTGGGATAAAGCCCATCGAGGCATCGCGGCGTTTTGGCTGCGTCAGCATGCCACATCCAAACAGGGTGAATATCACCCGAAAGAATCGAAGCTACAAATTTTGAAAAAACTTCGGGAACAGCAAAAAGCTCAGTCGACATCGGTAAATGCTGGGGATTTCCAGAGCGATAAAACTCAACAGTCCGCCGGGTACAGCGAGCCGACACATGAATATCTGTCGATAGTTCTTCCCAGGTCTGCCAGTCATCCAGTTGAGATACTGGGGTATCCAAATAACGTCGATTTAAAATTTGTAAGGCGTGCCGAACATGTGTTGACCATTCTTCGCGTGGTTTCCAGCTATGTGGACAATTCCACTCAATTTTCCGACCTAGCTCATGCCGACCAGCTATTGAAAGAGGTAGCCGGTCTGCTATGTGGCATTGAGTCTCAGAAAGAAAAGCATCGCAAATGCCCAGCATGTCGGATGCGGAAATGATCTTCATTGGTTCTTTCGTAGCTTCGAAAGCTGTCACCTCTGTAATCAAATCAACATAGCGGCGTTGGGTGGGATCTTCTTCAGTGAATAAAGTCATAGACACTCCTGTCTCAGCAAAGGCTACGGGTGAGATTGATTATGCCTTTATATGGAATTTTCCAAAACAGGCAATAGCCAGCCCATATCTTACCTATGACCAACAACATCGCCGCGACCGTATGCTCGCGGCTTTGCTGCATGCGAGAAAGGTGCTTTCTCTCCAGCCTGAATGCGTGCGTTTTGATGTTTATCGCACCGCTGCTGTGCTGGAGAAAAATCAGGGCAGTCAACGAGCCAATGCCTTTTTAATAAGTTTCTGCAAAAGGGCATTGCCACGTCTTGAACTGGTCGCAAAAAAATACGAGTGCGCGGGTATCAACAGCAATGTATCAGCCGCTGTTTTTGGCAGTCATTTTGATACTGAACTTATGCAATATCTGGCGTCACGCATGGTCAATATGGTTGCCAGATATAACCGACTCCCGGACATGTCACGCGCCGATATCGACCTTTTGGCCGCTGATATCGCGAATTTCATTCGCGCTGAACTGGCTGACATTGATGACACCGGATTTAGCGAGCTTAAAACGCTGTACACCTGGTACATGCGCGCCGGTTTTATTTCTCTGCAATTCAATGTTACCCCTCCGCATTGGGAGCGAGTGACAAAGAAATATGTCGGAGAAGATGAAATCGCCCCGGCCATCGCTCGCATGTTTAACGATGTGTGGTGGCGTGGTCGTCTGCGTCGCATTGCGGCTGCATGGCGCGAACATCTGCAAATTACTGTCGGTAACGTCAGTAAGAAAAAGCATGCCTATGCGAGTAAAAACTGCGTGACTGACTGGCGTGAACAAAAGCGCCGCACTCGTGAATTTCTCAAAGGTCTGGATCTCGAAGACGAAGACGGCAACCGTATCAGCCTGATTGAAAAATTTGACGGCTCGGTCGCTAACCCTGCGATACGCCGCTGCGAGCTGATGACCCGCATCCGTGGGTTTGAAAATATCTGCAATGAACTCGGATACGTCGGGGAGTTTTACACCCTGACCGCACCGTCTAAATATCATGCCACGACTAAAGCGGGATACCGTAACAGCAAATGGAACGGCGCCAGCCCGTCGGACACGCAGAACTACCTAACCGGCCTTTGGGCGCGCATTCGTGCCAAGCTACATCGGGAAGAAATTCGCATTTTCGGCATACGTGTTGCCGAGCCTCATCACGACGGAACGCCGCATTGGCACATGCTTATGTTCATGTTGCCAGAAGACGTCGAGCGCGTGCGCCTCATCATCCGCGATTATGCATGGGAGGAAGACCGCCACGAACTTAAAAGTGATAAGGCTAAAAAAGCCCGCTTTCATGCTGAGGCTATCGACCCGGAGAAAGGCAGTGCTACCGGCTATGTCGCGAAATACATTTCTAAAAACATCGACGGTTATGCTCTCGATGGTGAAACCGATGACGAAAGCGGTGAGCTGCTGAAAGAGACAGCCCCCGCTGTATCAGCATGGGCGGCGCGCTGGCACATCCGTCAGTTTCAGTTTATCGGCGGTGCGCCGGTGACGGTCTACCGTGAATTGCGTCGTCTCGCTGATACCGAGGCCGCGCACGGTCTGAGCGTTGAGTTTGCCGCCGTCCATGATGCCGCTGACGCCGGTGACTGGGCTGGTTACGTTAATGCGCAGGGTGGGCCGTTTGTCCGTCGCGATGATTTGCAGGTGCGCACACTGTATGAACCGCGCACCGAGTTTAATCAGTATGGTGAGGAAACCGTCTGCATTCGTGGCGTATACGATTCCGCTATTGGTGCTGGCACTCCGATTTTAACCCGGCTAACGCAGTGGAAAATTGTGCCGAAGCGTGCCGTTGATTTGGCCGTTGACGTTAAGGGCGCTCCTGCGCCCTCTCGGAGTTCTGTCAATAACTGTACGGGAAGCGAAAGCGATCCACCGGAACTCGATTTATCTAAGCACCTAAGTCGACGTGAAAAACGAGAGCTGACAAACCGACTCAGGAAGCAAAAGCCAGCAATACGGCGAAAATTTATCCACGGAACGGATGAGCAAAATGCAGCTATAGCGAAAACTATCGACGAGATACATCTGACTACCGGCATCACAATCAGCCGGGGCGAAGCCCTGCACCTGATGGCCGGTGGTAAAAGTTGCTTTAACGATAAATGGTTGAGAGGAACGGCCAAGGGAGAAATATTTACCGCAGCACCATCGTATCAGGCTAAGACTAGGATAATCCTCAATCGTGTTGCGGCTTTAGCTGAACTCGCAACGAAAATATAATCGTTAATATTCATCCATATCATGTACATACAGTGTGTTTAACTGTGATTTTTTCTTCACACCTTTTGTTATTACGTGTTACTGTATGTATATACAGTATCTCGTAATGGAGGTTGTGTGGATAGAGAGCTAAACGAGCACGTTATGATTGAGCGGGTCGAAATGATTGCGCGTCTGACTGCTGAAGGTACTTGTAAGGAAAGAGATCGTGAAATTGCATTGAATTTAATCGCGGAGATAGCAAGAGGCAACCTAATGAAAAATAATAATTTTTCTGTTGTTTTTTCCGCGCCACCTGTTGATGCAACCTTTGCAAAGGAGGGCAAGGTGAAAGTAAATATCACGTTGGATAAAGACCAAAAAATCGGCCAGCCGGTAATTGATGCTTTTCAATGCGAATTGACTAGGCGAATACAGTCTGTTTTCCCCTCAACGCGCGTTACTGTTAAAAAGGGAGCCATGACCGGTGTCGAGCTGATGGGATTCGATAAAGATTCAGACCGCGAAGCGCTGGATAGCATCCTTCAGGAAGTGTGGGAAGATGAGAGCTGGCGTTAATCCCTGAAAAATGTGCAACCCTCGACCCCATGTTTGATAGCATGGGGTTGTTTTGTATGGGGATTACACACTAAGGAAAATCATGGATACCGTAATAGCATTTTTATCTCTGGCTCTCTTTATTGCTTTTATCGTGGGGTTAATCAAGCCGTCGATGGTTCGAATGCCGAACCGTAAGCGCTCCAGTGCGGTTTATCTCGGTGGCTGTCTGGCGCTGGGTGTTATTGGCTCAATCTTATGGCCGACTGAAAAAAGTCAGCCTGTGGCAAAAGCTGAAGTGCCGGAGGTTAAAGCGAAACCGACTACGCCAACGTTTGAGTACGCAGATAAGACCCTCAAAGAATATCGCAATGAGCCAAAAGAAACCCGGCACGATATCGTTAAAGGCTATGTTGGCTTCAAAGGTGTACCGGTAAGCTCTGCTGATGCTTTTTATGCCTGTATGAGTGAGTACACTTTTACGAAAGATGATGCGTTAAAGCTCGGTGATGTGTTGGAGTGGTGTTTCAACGACTTCGAGAAGGATCCACAATCCCTAAATAATAAAATCAACCTTGACGCATTTCAGGGTAATTTTAGCGGTTGGGATGGCTCTTATCGCCCGTTAGAGAAGCTGATAAAAGCCAGCATGAATGATGATTCCTCTTATAAGCATGTTTCAACGGTCTACCATCTGATTTTGAATAAAGATCCGCATGCCGTTGTAAAAACTACGTTTCGCGGCACTAATGCTTATGGTGGCGTGGTAAAACAGACCGTAGCGGCGCGCATCGATGTTCGAACGGGTGAGGTCGATTCAATACTCGAAAATTAAGTAATAATAGTGACAAACGCCGACGGTGCTGAAACTTGTTTTCAGTACTGGCGGGGTTGAACAACGAGTCTAGCGAGGCGTTAGTTACTTAGCAGCATTATGTTAGCGGGGATGTTAGGGGAAAGTAGATGGTATGAAAAATACAAATAAAATTGTCGCAAAATATCTTGAGCTGTTTGAGGAAAAACGAACACCAGATGATGGCATAATTAGTTTGCTTTACGAGAATGCCATAAATTACGATATGTTTTCTGTTTATATTAAAGATGAGTGTGGTGATGATTATCTTTTTGATAAATATATTGACGGGGAAATAAAGGCAAGAAAATGGGATTTTCAAGATAACAGGTTTTGCATTGATTCAACGCTCAATCCTGCGTTTCTTAAAGATGATTCTTTTTCTGGTATTTATTATTATCATGCACATGAGTTGAAGTTTAACTCATTAAATGATCTTACTTTCCTTAAGAGGTTGAAGTTTAGACGATTTGCTGATTCAGAAAACAAGAAATTTAGCCGTGAGAAATATTTATATCGGCAGACTAAGCAGGAAATTACTGATGTGATGACTGTTTTGACTTCTGTTGTCAGACTTTATAGGGAGCAGAAAGGTGAAGAGTCGTTTAGCGAATTTCTTATATTGAGTGATATTGCTGGTAAGTTGTGGATTTACCATGATGATAAGTCAAGGCTCCAAAAAGAACTTCGTTTATGTCTTGACTCACTTGTAGACAATGGAGATCTGACAAGAAGCAAAGTTGGTTATAGGCCCACTGGAAAAGCGATTAATACCTTAGCTAATTTTAATAAAACCGAACAACGTTATAAAGAAAATGTGCGAGATCAACGAATTATGGTATGGGCTACTGGCTTTGCAGCCTTAGGCGCATTAGGGAGTATGATTGCTGCTTTTATGACACTGTTTAAATAATATGTGTGAATTTATTAACTAGCAAATCAAAAAATATTCATCAGCGGAAAGTGCATGCAACAGGTGCATGGTTTTGCATGCGTCAGACTTTCCCGTTATGGCCGTGCGCCGCCAGCGCTGGCGCGGCTTCAGAGTGTTGATGCAACTGCATTAAAACCGCCCCATAAAGCGGGCAGGCGTGGCGGGGAAAGCATTGCGCGCCAGCGGTGGTGCGTAATAATAAAAATTATCGTCTGAGCGCGTCGTGATGGCGCTTTCGTGGTCGCTGTCGGTTCGTTGTGGTCGGGTGTGGTTGTGCGCGTGTGGAGCGTCTGAGGCGTGATGATGGCCGGGTATGAAAAAGCCGCCATGATGGCGGCTTGAGGGGGAATTATTCCGGGTTGTCGAGGGTGTACTCTTTGAACCTGATGACCTCCATGCCGAGCCAGTCGTTTACCTCCCTGAACCTGTCCTGCAGCGGCGACAGCTCGTTACGCACAAATACCTTTGCCACCTTCTCAACGTCACCGAGTGAGCCGATATTCTCGGGCTTGCCACCCATTAGCTGGAACGGTACGCGGTGCGCATCCATCAGGTCAGCGGCGCTGGCTTTCTTGATGTTGAAAAAGTCATCCTTTGTGGCGACTTCGCTCAATGGCACGATTTTTATGCCGTCCGGTTTCCCGTTCGGTGAGTAGAAAAACAGGTTTTTAAAGTTGCCGAGCCCTTTAGAGTTACGCATTGCATCGCGCAGCGATTCGACGTCAGTCGCGCTTTGCGCCGGGTCAGTCACATACATGATGTAACCTGCGTGCGCGCCGTTCTGGTAATACTTGCGGCGGAACAGCGTCGCGGATTCATTCAGCCATGCGGAATTAAGCGCGCTGAGATATTCAGGCAGGCCGTAAATCTCCTGATTAATATCAGGCTCCAGCAGGTGGAACACGGTATCGGGTGCGAACTCATGCGGTTGAGTGAAGTTTTCCACAAACCAGAAAACCGAGTCATCGACCCCGCGCCGGGTATATTTTGCCGGTGAAGTCAGCAGTTTGATTAACTGGCCGGTGACGCTGTGGCGCTGCTCAAGAAAGGCGTTACCGAATACCAGATAGTCGAGCGCAAAGCGGCTGAAATCCTGACGGGACAGCAGTGGGTGCGGAATGTAGGTGCTCGCGAGCACGTTGCGTTTAACGTAAATCGGTGAGCTGTGATGCACTGCAGAGCGCAGGCTTTTTGCCAGCCCGGAGAAGCTGACCGGCGGCTCGTACCATTTGCCGTTACTGATGCACTCGACGTAATCCAGAATGTCGCGCTTATCGAGCACCGGCACCGGCTCACCGAAGGTGAACGCCTCAATTTTTTGCGGTGCGCTGGCTTTCAGTTGCTGTGGTGCGCGGGCTTTCTGCGTGGCGGTTTTACGGGATTTTTGCTTACCCATTAGTTGAACTCCAGAATAGATTTAGGCTGCATGCCGCTACCGGCAGAAAGCGGTTCGTTTAACAGGGCGTGCATGGTGGCCCATGCGATATCAGCGTGACTGGCCTCCTCGGTGCGGCTGGCCTCATAGGTGGCGCTGCGCCCGCTGCTGGTCATGGTTTTGCGGATGGACATAAACGACTGCGTGACGTCAGTTGCACCGGCGTCGTACTCCAGACAGCCCCGGCGAATCGTGTCTTTCGCCTTGAGCACCATTGCGGTTTTCATTTCTGGCGTGTAACGGATACCGCGTGCCGCCGGGTAGAATGAGCGCACCAACTGGAATACACCGAGACCGAGGCCTGTTGCGTCAATTCCGATGTATTCGACGTTGTATTTCTCAGTGAGCCTGCGGATGCCTTCTGCCTGTGCGGCAAAGTCCATGCCTTTCCACTGGTGACGCTCCAGCATGCGAAACTTGCCACCCGAAACCACCGGCGGCGCGAGTACGACACATCCGGCACTGTCGCCGGTGTGAGACGGGTCGTAGCCAATCCAGACCGGGCGCGAGCCGAATGGATGGTCGGCGAACGGGGCGAAGTCCTCCCATGTTTCCATCACGTCGACCATGCAGCGCTGCAGCTCCTCGAACGGGAATACCGATGCCTTATCGTCGACAAACTCGCACATAAACAGGTTCTTAAAGTCCTCATCACTGTTTTCGCGTCTGAGCTGGTCGAGGTCGAACAGGGTGCAGCCACCGGCAAGGGCGTCCTCAATAGTGACAATCTGCCGCCACTGTCCGTCAGCGCAAAGAAGCCCACCGGCGAGCGCGCTGTGACTGATGTCGATTTCGATGCGGTCAGCAGCACTGGCGCGCCCCTTGTTGAACAGCTCGCCAGACCAGAAGGGGTAAGCGCCGTGCGCCAGCGTGGAAGGTGTCGAAAAGTAAGTTGAGCGCAGATGCTTTTGCGAGGCCATGCCCGATGCGACTTTGCGCAGCTTCTGAAAATTCGGGATCCAGAATATTTCATCGACATACAGGTCGCCGTTATGGCTCTGCGCGGTGTTGGAATTGGTGCCGAGAAAAATCAGCTTTGCGCCATTGTTGCCGATGACAATCGGGTCGCCGGTCAGGTCAACGTCAACCAGTCGCGCAAACTGAATGATGTATTCCCGGAACACGTAAGCCTACGTTTTACTGGCTGACAAAAATATCTGGTTATGGCCGGTTTTGAGCGCGCGCAGCAGTGCCTCGCGGGAGAAATAGAACGTCGCGCCAATCTGGCGGGATTTGAGAATGTCACGAATACGGTGCTCCAGCCCTGCGCGGTACCACTGCAACTGGTACTCGAAAGACTGGTCGAAAAATAATTCCTCCAGTTTCTCGATAGCCTCGTCGCTGAAAAAATTCTTTTTCGGCTTTTTGCGCTCCCCTTTGTTACGGTTGGCGACGTTGGGGTTCAGGTCGGCCTCGTTGCCGGTCTGGCTGTAACGGTTGACGCGCGCCAGCCGTTCAATCTGCCGTCCGAGCAGGTCAATTTCTTTGAAATCGCCGCCTGTCTTTTGCGGCTTGGCGATGAGCTGAATCAGCCTGGCCTCAAGGCTGCTTTCAACGCGGGAAATCGGTGCGATGTCGTCCCAGCCGTCGCGCTGCTTCCAGCTCTGCACGGTCGGGCGCTTGACCTGCAGCATTTCGGCAATCTGTGGCACGGAAAAGCCCTGCCAGTAAAGCAGCGATGCCTGTCGTCGCGGGTCATGCAACAAGGTTGTATCGGTGGAAATGGTCATTGATGCCTCGCCGTAGTGGATTCAGGGCAAGGCTACTTAATGGCCGTCAGCGATTCGCTAAGGTGCTGTTGTGTGGGCGGTTATCCAGTCGTCATTGGTAGTCTGGCGCGTCCTGAGACCGGAAACTGGCGTTGACCCGTAACCCCAACATCAGGACTCCTGACAATGGCAAAAAAAGTCTCAAAATTCTTTCGCATCGGCGTCGAGGGTGATACCTGCGACGGGCGCATTATCAGCGCCAGCGATATTCAGGAAATGGCCGAAACCTATGACCCGCGCGTCTACGGTTGCCGTATCAACCTTGAACACATTCGCGGCCTTTTGCCCGACGGCATGTTTAAACGTTATGGCGATGTGGTTGAGCTGAAAGCCGAAAAGATTGACGACGATTCTGCGCTGAATGGCAAATGGGCGTTGTTCGCCAGAATCACCCCAACCGATGACCTTATCGCGATGAATAAAGCCGCGCAGAAGGTCTATACCTCTATGGAAATTCAGCCGAATTTTGGTAACACCGGCAAATGCTATCTTGTCGGCCTTGCGGTCACTGATGACCCTGCGAGCCTCGGTACTGAATACCTCGAATTCTGCCGCAAGGCGAAGTACAACCCGCTGCAGCGCTTTAAGGCCAGTCCTGAAAATGTCTTTTCAGTCGCCACGCTGGCCGAACTGGAATTTGAAGACGTTCCCGACACGGTGCTCAACAGCCTGGCCGACAAGGTGAAAGCCATTTTCAGCCGTAAACAGGTCAGCGACGATGCGCGCCTGAATGATGTGCATGAGGCGGTGACCACCGTCAGCGAACATGTGCAGACCAGCCTCACTGCGCAGGATAAGCGTCTTTCCGATATGGAAACCGCGCTAGCCACCTTTAAACAGGAACTGACCGGCAAGGTTGAAGAAACCAGCCAGGCCTTTTCCGCCCTGAAAACCACCCTCGACAAAACCGAAAGTTTCAGCCAGCCGCGACGCACGAAAGCCAGCGGCGGCGGTGGCGATGAGCTGCTGACCGACTGCTGATAAACCGCAGAACAGAAACCGGGCGGCAACCCCGCCCGATGGAGTGACTAACCGATAAATTCAAACAGGAAAGACTATGCGCCCGGAAACCCGTTTTAAGTTTAATGCCTATCTGACCCGCGTCGCTGAGCTGAACGGCATCAGCACTGATGACGTCAGTAAAAAATTCACCGTCGAGCCGTCCGTCACGCAAACGCTGATGAACAAAGTGCAGGAGTCATCCGCGTTTCTGCAGACGATTAATATTCTGCCGGTCGCAGAAATGAAGGGTGAGAAAATCGGCGTCGGTGTGACCGGTACTATCGCCAGCACGACTGATACCTCGGGCGATGATGAGCGTAAGACCGCAGACTTCACCGCGCTTGAATCCAACAAGTACGAGTGCGACCAGATTAACTTTGACTTCCACCTGAAATATAAAACCCTCGACCTGTGGGCGCGTTTTCAGGACTTCCAGCGCCGTATCCGCGACGCCATTGTCAAGCGTCAGGCGCTCGATTTCATCATGGCTGGTTTTAACGGTACCACCCGCGCCGCCACCTCTGACCGTACCAAAAATCCGATGCTGCAGGATGTGGCCGTCGGCTGGCTGCAGAAATACCGCAATGAAGCCCCGACACGTGTGATGAGCAATATCACCGATACTGACGGTAAGGTCGTTTCGGCAGTGATTCGCGTTGGTCGAAACGGTGACTATGAGAACCTCGACGCGCTGGTGATGGATGCCACCAACAACCTGATTGACGAGGTTTATCAGGATGACCCGAAACTCGTTGCCATCGTTGGCCGTAAGCTGCTGGCCGACAAATATTTCCCGCTGGTGAACAAGCCGCAGGAAAACAGCGAGGCGCTCGCGGCAGATATCATCATCAGCCAGAAGCGAATCGGCAACCTGCCTGCTGTGCGCGTGCCGTACTTCCCGGCGAATGCCGTACTGGTAACTACTCTGGAAAACCTCTCTATCTATTTCATGGATGAGAGCCACCGCCGCAGCATTGATGAAAACCCGAAAAAAGACCGCGTTGAAAACTACGAGTCGATGAATATCGACTATGTGGTCGAGGCGTATGCCGCCGGGTGCCTGCTGGAAAACATCACCCTGGGCGATTTCACCGCACCTG